TATGAACTGTAAACAGTCCACCTCTAAAAAAATCTACTATTGCAAAAGCGTGTGCCCAATTAATTCTTCTATGGTCAAGCCAGTCATTAGCTTCTGCTGCCATATCCTTTAAACATCCGATACTCCAAGCAGACTTTGGTCCATCCATATGAGTAGCAGACATTTGTTGTAAATCGTGCCAATGCCCATACATAACATTACAACCAAGTTTACGTAAATGGTTACTTGTATGGTATTGACCTCCATATTGATGTCCGTGATATAAGTATAATTTACCTAATTTTAAGTGTTTTCCAAAGGGAATATATTTGTAACCTCTACCTTTTAAGTCTACTGCATTTTTAAACTTATATTGAGGTATGTAAGGATATTTCTCAACAGCCATATTTAACCAGTTATCGTGGTTACCTTCTGTGATGTATCGCTCCTCACAATTCACTTTATCTAAACTCTCGTCAATTTGGTCCATACCTTCATTGACATCTTTTACGTCTTTTTCAAAATCTTCTATTAAGAACTCAAGTGGTGGAGCTTTCTTACGTTTATATTTCCAAGCTGAAAACGCTGACCATTCTCCTACATCACCTAAATCAACATAAGCATCAGGTTTGACTATTTCTATAGTCTTTTTCAATACGTTTATTGAAGGTTGGTCGTGTAAAGGAAAATGTTTGTCAGGCGTTACTATTACTCTCTTTACGACACCTTTTGACATTTATTTTATCTCACTTTTTATTTTTTTGATTTGATATAAAAAATAAGCAATTAGAACTGCTTGATAACCTAATCCAACTATTGGGCTAAAAACTCCTACCCATTCTACTACATAGCCGCTTAATCCAAGCATACCAACCTTTAAACTATCAATATCCAACTTCCACCTCTTTTACTCTATTACTTAATTCTTTTGCTCTATTAGGTGTTTGTTTAGCCCATCGGCTATCTAACATCTCTATAGAAGCATTTTTAAATTCTTTATTTTGTAGATATGCTATAGTCTTTTTAAACTTAGAAACGCCTGTAACACCTAACTGATAACACATTTCCATAATAACATCTTGAATTTCAGGTGGCATATACTTATACCAGCTAAACTTATTCTTAACTCTATCTTGTAAGTTTTTAATTTTACGTTCAAGAATAATATCACATACATCTACATCTAATTCTAAATCTTTGATGGCGAACCCGTAACCTATAGTATCAATTCCTAAAGAATCTTTATATACTACACCTACGTAGCCTTCGTGTTTTTTAATACTTTCTATTAAACTCATCTCTGTCTTTCTTGAAAATTTTGTTATAATTTTCTTTATACTTTGAATCACCAACAGGGATTCTGTATAAACTGCCTTTACCATTTCTATTATTTTTTTTAGATATTTCTGTTTCACTCATAATATATTTAATATAAGGGGCAGTAAAAACCACCCCTTATAATTAATTAACATTAAGCTAATTATGATTTACTCAGCATCCACTAATGCGAATACTCGTCTATTGCCATCAGCGTCGGTGTTTCTAATTGCACCACCATAAACTGACTCACAAGTAACTAACCAAGATAGGTAAGCGTGACGATAAGTAGCTGTTATTTTAGCTTCTTTAGAGAAAGCGTAATATAAAGCACTTTCGTGTATAGCATAACCATACACTAAATCGTTATCATCTGTACCTGAAGTTTCAAGGTCAGCAACTGCTAAGATACCTTTACTTGCATCAGCAGCAACATCAGCACCACCAGCAGCAGAACCCATATAAGGTGATTGAGCAACCCAAACAGGCATACCAAGAATAGCACCAGCATTACCTGTTCTACCAAAATCAGCACCTAGAGCAGCTTGTGTACCTTGTGCATACTCAGTTAAAGCATTTAAACTTGCATACATATCAGGTGATAAAACTAAATGCCAACCATCAGTTGAACCTGTTTCACCAAGTATTAAAGCCATTAACGAAGTTAAATTAGCTTGTGATAATGCAGAGCCTGTTGTTTCTACGTGCATTGAGTTATTAGCATCTGCACCAGCAGCACCTGTAGCACTAGCAAGTAAACCTTGTAGGTTATTTGCTACTTGATAATGTAAGAAGTTATCAAAACCTCTTGCACAAGCATAACCTAATTGTTTAGTATAAATACTCATTAGGTCATAGTTTGACTGAACATTAACAATATCAGGAACGTAAACTGAAGCTACGTTATACTGGTCTATTGTTAATTGTGTTTCTTCAGATGTTTGACTGCCGCCTGAAGTTACATCAGTAGCAATTTCACCACCTTGTGTAAAAGCCGATAAAGCAGGTACACCAATATGTGGCATATGAATAACGTCACCGTGAGAGGCAACATCAGGAGATAAATCTATCCCCACATTTTTCATCATTATTTGTTGTTGAAAGACGTCAGATATAGCTTGTCCCCAAACTTCAGGGATAAACTGGTCAGCAATATTAGGTGTAACTGCACCTGTACCACCAGACTGTACATTAACGTCGAACGGGTCTGTAAAAGCCATTAGTTCTCCAATCTTAACCCTCTATCAGCTGTCAAATGACCTTCAAGTAGGGTTTATTTATTAGTATAAGATTTTATAATATCTTTCCAATGCTTCTTTTTATCACCTTGTGACATTTTACCCCAATCATCAACAACACTTTTAGCCTTAACGGTTCCACGTGCTGTTGGTTCGTTTGGAGTTTTAGAACCAAGTTCAGATACCATAAACTCTAATACGTCTAATTCTTTGTTTTTAAAAGTTTCACGCTTATCCTCAGGTAACTTTTCTAATAAAGAAGCTTTTCTTTTCTCAACTAATGCTTCATATTTGTCTTTATAAGGACTAAGAGAATTAACTTCTGCTTCAAATTTTTCAGCTAAAGTTTTAAATTCTTCTTTTTCTTTTAATTTTGCATTTTCTTGAGATTCTAGTTTTTTATTAACTTCTGCTAATTGAGTTTCAGCGTCTTGAGCTCTTTTTCTATATTTTTTACTGTTAGCTATTTCTGCTGCAAGTTCTGGTTGAGCTATTTCCTGAACATTGTTCTCTGCACCACTATCCGCTACTGCTTCATTTGATACTTTATTTTCTTCGGACATACTGCCCTCCTATGTTGTATATTTATTATTGCAAAATACTATATCTTGCGTTTGTCATACATTGTAACTTAACTTATAATGGTAGACTTATGCAACATTTAAATGATTATAAGCAAAAATGGTTTGATTATTTAGGTTACGAACCTCACGAGGGGCAACGTAAATTGCATTTTCCTACAAAAGAATCTGCAAGGTTTTTTGTAATGGTTTGTGGGAGGCGTTTCGGGAAGACTACGGCATCGGCAATGGAAGCGACATTCTACGCCTCCCAGCCGAATAAGAAAATATGGTTGGTTGGTCTTTCGTATGATAAAGCAGACTTGATGTTCAGAGAAGTATGGGACACGATGGTAAAAGGACATCAGAATGATATTATTAAAGCTTCAGAAAAAGAAAGATATATCAAATTTAAATGGGACACAGTTGTAGAAGCTAAATCAGCAGATAACCCTGACTCACTTGTTGGTGAAGGATTGGACTTATTGATAATAGATGAAGCAGCTAAAGTAAGACCTAGAATTTGGGATATGTATTTATCTCCCACTCTATCTGATAGAAAAGGTAAAGGAATATTTATTTCTACGCCAGAAGGGTTTAATTGGTTATATGATTTATACTTGCTGGGAAAAAGTGATGAACTTTGGGAATCTCATCAAGCACCATCTTGGGATAATGGTTTTGCGTTTCCAACAGGCAAAAGTGACCAATTTCTCGTTGAAAGAAAACGTAATATGTCTAAAGAGCTTTTTGACCAAGAGTATGGTGCACAATTTACTTCGTTTGAAGGCAGGGTTTATCCTTTTGATAGAAATCTTGATGTTGGTTATTATCCTTATAACGCCAATCTTCCTACTTTTTGTAGTATTGATTTTGGGTACAGGATGCCTTCTGTGGGATGGTATCAAACGTACAGAGTAAATGGAGAATGGCATATAAATATGATTGATGAAGTTATACATCAAACAAACATAAAAACAGACGAACTAATAGATATTATAAAAAGTAAAAAATATAATGTTATGAGATATTATGGAGACCCAGCAGGTTCACAAGCACAAGGGCAATCAGGTATAGGAGATATAGAAATTTTTAGAAAAAAAGGTATAAATGTTAATACTATTACAGACAAAGCCTCAAGAAGTATATCTTCGGGCGTAAATCACGTTAGAAGTTTTATAGAAAATGCTAATGGAGAAAGGTATTTACATTTAAACAATAATTGTATAGGTATGGCAGAAGATTTAGAAAGTTATAGATACCCTGAAGCTCAAGATGGTAAACCATTAAAACAAGACCCATTAAAAGACGGTTATCACGACCACGGGTGCGACCAATTAAGATATTTTTTTATTAACCATTTTCCAATTAAAAATAGGGAAATTAAAGTGAGGAAACGATAATGTATGAACAAGACATAATAGAAGAAAGTTTAAAAAAACTAAAAATATTTAACCAAAATCAAAGAGAAAGGTATATTAATAAACTTTTAGATTATTATAATGGTAATGATACAGCAAGTTATATATCTAGTAGGTTTGATTTAGACGCTTTTAGAGAAGTTCCTCCTTATGAAGCAAATATAACTAAAAAGTTTATAAATAAAATGTCTCGTATTTATACTATAGGTGCAGATAGAAATGTTAATAAAAAATATAACAATCTTTCTGTATTAAAAGATGCTAAAATGAAACATATTGAAAGAATGACAAGGTTAGTCGGAAGTATAGCTGTAAGAGTAATGTATGTTGATGATGATATGCCTCACTTTGATTATCAGCCAATATATTATTTTCATCCTTTTTTTGAAAATGACCCTTTTAAACCTTCTTCTATATCTTATCCTTTAATGAATTACAGTGATGATGTTTCTAATGCAGACGATTTACAATATATACATTGGAATGACAAAGAATATGTTATTTTTAATGAAGATGGGGATATTTTACAACAACAAGAGCACGGTTATGGTGTTTTACCTTTTGCTTTTACTCATAGAGAGCATCAATGCGATTCTTTTTATGTAGAAGGAGCAAACGATATTGTAAGTGCTAATGAACATATAAATATTACAATGACTGAAATGCAACTTGGTTTAAGGTTTCAAATGTTTGGACAGCCTGTTGTTAGTGGTGCGGATTTAGGTAATAGACAAAGATTTGGTTCAGATGTTATTCTAGAGCTTCCTTCTGATGCAAGTTACGATATTAAATCTCCAGCGGGTGATATTGATAAAGTTATTGAAAATGTTAAGTTTCAAATGGAGCTTGTGGCACAAAATAATCACTTATCTGTTCAATTTGCTCAAGATGGTGGTGAAACACCAAGTGGAATAGCTTTAAAAATTAAAGATTTAGAAAGTTTTGAAGATTATCAAGACGATTTAGCTTTATGGACACAATACGAGCACGAAATTTACCAAATTGAGAAGAATATTGCAAGAACTTTTAATATAAGTTTACCACAAGGTTTAAAGCTTGATTTTAATGAACCTGAATATCCTATGACTGTACAAGACCAAATAGCTCTTGATAATCACAGATTAAACTTAGGACTTGTAAATAAAGCCGAATTAATGGTAGAATATAATAAAGACTTGACTTTGGAAGAAGCAG